GAGAGGGGGCGGGGGGGTGGCGCCCTGTGCCCGGCGCGGCCGCGGGCAAAGCTGCTGCGGGTGCTGCAGCTCCCCGCCGGGCTTGCACCGGACGGGGACGCTGTGGCAGCCCTATGATGAGGGGTGCTGCCACCGTACGCAGAAAGACCAGCCGCTGGCCTGCATGCACCTGCAGGGCCGATTGCGGCGGGAGTGGATGCAGGATATAGAGGAGGAAGACACAGATGATGGAACTGATAAGCAACATATTCCCGAAGATATCGATGATGCTTGGCGCGCTGGTCATTGTATGCCTGCTGTGCGGCTCAGCGCTGACGGCCGTCCGGTGGACATTCTATAAATGGGAACGGCTGATCCGTATGCACGACGGCATAATGATTCTATTTGAATACCGGGATCACCGCGATGAGTTCCTTGCCTGGCGCGAAGAACAGAAAAAATAGCCGGGGCCATCTGGCCCCACCGTAATGCAGCCGCGCCGATGGCGCGCCGGTCACAAGCCCGGAAAAATGCAGAGTGCGGCGAAGGAGGTGAAACAGGCCGTGACGAAATATGAGTGGTACAAAGCGCACGGGATATGTCCAACTTGCGGCTGCAGAGATGCGGCCCCTGGACGGGTGCAGTGTCCGGAATGTCTCGAAAAAGAGCGGCTGAAGGCAGTGCAGAGACGGAAAAAGGAAAGCCCGGAGCAGAAAGAATACCACAACCGGCACCGCCAGCGAAGAACAGACCTGCTGCACGCCTTCGGCGTCTGCGGGAGACCCCGGCGGGGGGACGCCGCCCCCGGCCGCGCCCAGTGCGTGTACTGCCTTGCCCGCAGCCGCCGGTACATGCAGTCCCGGTTGAGGGAGAAAGGCGTCATGCCTCGGGACATGCTGGGATGGCCGGGAATATGCAGCCGATGCGGAAAGCCGACAAATACGCAGGAAGCGCACAAATTGTGCCCCGCATGCCGGGAAGCATCGCAGCATGCCATGGAAATTGCCCGCAACAGCCGCACAGAAAAGAATTGGTTTGCGCGCACGCACTCGCTCATGGCATTTGGCAAACCATAGGAGGTGGAAACAACGGAAAAGCACGAAGAAAAGGCGTCGGAAATTCTGGCTCGCGCCGCGAAGTTGCTGAACGACGCCTCAAAAGTATACGAAGCAAATTTCGAGCTGATGAAAGAGCAGGACGCCCTGCAGCAGGATCTGCTGCATAAGCTGGAAATCGAAAATCTTACGCGGGATGAGCGTGCGAAGCTGGCTACAGAGCTGCGCGACTGCCGCAGGCTCCGGCGTAAGTACAAGGACGTTGTGGAGGAGCTGGAGCCCATTGCAGGGTATTGCGGGACCGCAGCCGGAATGCAGGCGGTAAAGCAGTTGTCCCGGTTTGTGGGCGAGCTTCGGAAGGTGGAAAACTACCACCAGAACCGGCACTACGTCCCCAGATCCGGGCGTGTCAAAGGAGAAAGTCAGGATGCTGAGTGAACAGGATAAATCTGAGATCCGGGCGTCATACAGAAACGCGATCGACCCGCGCCAGCAGGTGAAAATCCTGTCGCAGCTGTATCTTGTGAGCCGGGAGGAAATTCTGGACATACTGGGGCCGCTTTCCAAGTCCGCCCGCCCAAAACCGAGCCGGAAGGGCCAGCCGAGACGCATCTATGCGCCGGAGTTCAAGGCAGAGGCAATGGAGCGCCTGCGCTCCGGAGAATCTTTCCGGCGGGTGGCTGAGGATATGGGCGTCAATGTACGGACTATGGCTACGTGGGCCTATCAGATGCGAAGAAAGGAACGAGAGAAAAATGCCAAACTGTAAGTTTTGCGGCAAGCCCGTAAAATCCACACGCGTGATGCACGCGCACTGCTGGGAGCAGAAAGTCATGGAGCTGATGGAAACTGTCTGCGACAGCTATTGCCGCTGGCCGTTGGAATGCAGGAGTTCTGAAGAGCTGGAGGAACATCACTGTAACGACTGCGTGCTGATCCAAGCGCTCAACCTCGGGCTCTAACGTCCGAGGTTCATGCGGAGCCGCGGCCCAGGAGGGCCGGCGTGGCTGGTCGTAACGGCAGCTCCGCACCAAAAGCCCCGCCCGGGACGAGAAAACCGGGCGGGGGTCTTTAAAGGAATATGGCACGGCATGGCTTACCGTACCACATGTACAGGATACCACGGCCCGGCGGCCGTTTCAACTCTGTTTTTTTAGGAGCGTGATCGGATTGACCATTCATCAATGGCGCAGCCTGCGCCGGAACCGAAGATGCAGGTACTGCGCACATTCTCGTGTCTTTCATGGCCGAGATGGAGACCTCTATTTCTGCGAGGCCAAAGGAAAGCTCGTGTATGAGGGCCTGCCCCGTTGGCTCTGTCCGATATACACGGTAAAGGAGGATTCCTGATGACAAAAAAGGATTGGGAAAAAGCGAAAGAGCGGCTGACGCGGCCCTGGCCATACAGCCGTGTGGATCTGGAAGCTGACGGTTACGATGTAACGCTGGAGATGCAGTCCGTGAACGATATGTTTCACAAAGGCATCCTCGTGTACGTAAACGGACACTTTAAAGGCAGCTGGCTTGTACAGGACTGCGAAGAGCGGCGGCGCTTCATGCCGCAGCGGCAAAGGCCATGCATGAGCCCGCAGCAGATCGCGCGTTACAACAAGCTGCCAAAGCGTATGCAGAAAGAGCTGAAGTATCTGCGGGACGAGACATACACGGAGTATTCCACGCACTGGATGAGCTGGGGCTCGCTGGTGAAGCATTTTGAAGCCAACAACAAGGACATTCGGCTGAAGGAGGTGGAGAAGGATGCGGAAATTCATCCGTGAAAACTGGCTAACCATCGTATTATCAGCGGCCACAACCATTGTAGTACGCTTACTGTTAGGTTTGTGACAATAGACACCAGAAGATGTAGGACAAAGGAGGCCGTAATGAGATACCGGTATACAGTAGAGCTCACGGCGGATGAGATGGATTTTTCTGCCACGGAGGCGGAGCACCTGCGTGCAGCGCTACGGGAAGCTGCTGAAGAATATGCCACAGGCGAAGTAAAAGTTCTGTGCGAGGACGGCTGGTGCATCGAAAAGAATGATGCGCGCATCCGTGCCGCGCTGCTGAACATGGTGAAAGGGAGGCAGGAAGATGTCTGACGTATGGCTGCAAAGCTGGTCAACCTTTTTGGGCATATTGCTGGGCATCATCATCTTCGATGGGATACGGTGGCTCATCAACGCGCTGCCAGGCCTACGGGACTGGCTGGCAGATTGGCGGCTCGAGCGCCGGAACCGGAAAGTGATCCGCCAGCTGTGGCGCACATACGGGCGCAAGCCTCCGCGCGGCCTGTAAGGAAGAACAAACGTGGGCGCTTTGGTACGGCGGCGGTTGTGCGGCGAAAAGTACGCACCAGTGGAAGAGGCCAAAGTAAAACGAAAAATGCCGCATCCGGGGCTGTGCCCCGGCCGTAATGCAGCCCCCTGCCCGACTGGGCCGGGGCCGGTCCCAAGCCCGGAAAATGCAGAGGGCGGAATTTTGAGAAAGGATGTGGATACATATGGCAAGAAAAAAGCTGCACCGGGAGCCTGTGCTGAAGGACTGGGCGGAAGTGAACGACGCGCTGCGCAGCATCCACGAGTACGAGCACGCGCTGACGGAGATGGGCGTGGACATGTCGCGGCGCATCGACGCCGTGAAGGCTGAATACACCAAAAGCGCGGAGCCTTTGCAGAAGCGTGTCAAACAGCTGGAAACGGACGTTCAGGAGTATGTGGAGGCACACCGGGAAGATATGGCCGGGAAAAGCCGCCAGCTGACGTTTGGGCGTGTAGGGTTCCGGCAGTCCACGCGGCTGATTTTGGCGAACGCGAAGGTCCCGCAGGCCATCGCCACGCTGCTGGCCATGGGCCGCAGGGAGCTTGTAAAAACAGAGCAGAAGCTGGACAAAGAGGCGCTGAAGCAGCAGCCGGAGGAAGTTCTGGAGGCTGTGGGGGCGTACCTGAAAACCACGGATGAATTTTTCTACGACACGGGCGACGCCGTGCCGGAGGAGTAACAAGGAAGGAGGCGGCCGGGATGGGTGCGCTGGATGTAAGCAAGGGAACGGTAAAAAGCATCTATGCCCTGGGTGCAAAGCTGGGGATGGTGGAACGCGGCGGAGGGCATGCGGACGCGCTGCACGCGCTGGTACAGGGCCTGACCGGCAAAGAAAGTATCACTGCATTGACCCCGGCCGAAGCGCAGGCGGTGCTGGCGGAGCTGCGGCGGCGCAGCTCCCCCGCGGCCGCACCGCAGAAAAAGCGGGCACGGAAGTACGAGGCACTGCCGGGCGGGTTGAGCGAGGGACAGCAGAAAAAGGTCTGGTACTTGATGTATCAATTGGAAAAATATGATCCCGCGCCGGAGGGCGTACAGCTGCGGGACAGGCTGTGTGGGCTGATCAGCCGGCAGTTCGGCGTGACAGCCTTCCCCACCCAGCCGTTCCGCTTTTTAACATTTTCCCAAGGCAACGCCCTGATCGAAGGCCTCAAGAAGCTGACCGAGCGCAAGGAGCTGGAATACCTGCACAGCGACCGATACCGCCGGGATGCAGAGGTGGTGCAGCATGAATGTTGAGCTGCTGGAACTGCTGGAGCTGGATGACTTGCAAGGTGAGGCGCGTGAGCTGGCGGAGTGCATTGGAATGGAAGCTTTCCGGCGGCTGCTGGAACGTTATGGCGGTACCGGAAAAATGTATATCCCACAGCCGGATAAGGTAGTGATCCCTGTGCGGGATGTGCTGATCCGCCGGGAGTACAACGGATACAACACCTATGAGCTGGCGCGCAAGTGGAAGCTGAGCGACGCATATGTACGGCAAATCGTCAAGGATAAGGCGGCGGAGATCCGCCGGGCACCACCGGATGGGCAGCTGACATTTGACGACCTCCCGCAGAAAATTGGGAGAAATAGTTCACCTGAACAGTCTATAAAAGATAAGGTATGATGAACTCACAACGAGGGCATCGTACCTTATCTTTTTTTGTATTTACGGAGGAAACCGCAATGACGTTCGACGCCGGGACATGGTGGCTCATAACGATCATCGTGACAACGGTGGTGGGGCTGGTAGGATTTCTGTTCGGGCGCTCGGTGTTCCGGCAGCTGGATGAGAACCGGGCGGACATCAAGCAGGTGCGGGAAAATTACACACCGCGCGACGATCACCAGAAGGATCTGGAACGGCTGCGCACGGCACACCAAAAAGATGTTGAAGCGCTGCGCCGTGAAATGAAGGAAATGCGCACAGAGATGCGCACGGAGATCCGGCAGATGAGCGACGATGTGAAAGACATCAAGGAAAATTGCATCCGGCGCGAGGAATTTGTTTCGCACCAGCTGAAGCTTGAGAACAAGCTGGACCGTCTGATGGAGTTCATGATGAAGCAGGGAGGCAACTGAGATGGATGAAAATGAACTGCGCCGGAAGATGCAGGCCGGCGAGCTTGCAGCCAACAACGGGACTGTGATGCGCACGCTGGCCATCGCGGGCTGCGATTTCAAATTTTTAAAGCTGAAGAGCCTGCTGCTGGCGCTGGCGGGCGGCATGGACCGGATGGCGCTGTGCAGCAGCATCAACTACCTGGCGGACAGCGGATACCTGCAAGTGCGCTGCATCGAGGACAAAGCCCCGTCCAGCGTTTCGGACGCGGAGCTGGAGGACCTGGAGGTCAAGCTGACGCCGCGCGGCATCCAGCTGCAGCGCTGCGTGAAGAAAGACCCGCTGGTGGATATGTAGGAGGGCTTGCGGATGGGACGGCGAAAAAACAGGAGCCGCAGCAAGATCAGCCAACTGCCGCCGGAGGTCCGCAGCACAGTGGACGCCATGGTACAGGACCCGGCAGACTTCACATACAACGACATCCGGGAGTACCTCGCCAGCCTTGACGTACAGATCAGCAAGTCGGCCATCGGGAACTATGCCCGCAACCTCATGGACAGTTTGGAGGCGCTGGCAGTATCCCAGGAAAGTATAAAGGCCATGATGGAGACGGCTGCGAAAGTGCCCGAGGTGGACGCCGTGGAGATCATCAACCGCATCGCCGGCCAGAAGATCGTGCAGGCGATCATCAACAAACCGGACGAAGAGTGGACGGACGTTGCGCTGGATAAGCTGCTGAGAGAAGCCAACGCCATGACGAAAGCCGTGGCGTATAAGCAGCGGATCGATGTACAGAACAAGGAGGACGTGGCGGCGGCTGCCGATGAGCTGAAGGCGGAGTTCTTCTCGGCCCTGGGCGCAGAGCATCCGGACCTTTACCGCCAACTGGTCCAGATTCTGGACCGGCGGACAAAGGAGGCGCGGCGCTGATGGACTGGTATGTGCTGCAGGTCATGACCGGCAGCGAACGGGATGTATGCACGGCACTGCGGCGCAAAGGCGTACAGGCTCGCGCCCCGGCCCAGCGGATGGATATCCGGCGGCGGGGTCAGTGGCAGACCGAGGAGCGACTGCTGCTGCCGGGATATGTGTTCGTAGGCGCGGAATACACGGCGGCGCTTTTCCATCTCGTTTCCCCCGTCTCCGGTGTCATCCGGTGGCTGGGACTGGAGCACGGAGAGCCGCAGGCGCTGGACACACGGGAGGCGCTGCGGTGGCGGCTGGACAGTGACGAGACGCTGGAGCCCAGCCGGGTGCTGTTTCACACAGACGGTACGTGGCACGTGCTGGACGGGCCTTTGGCGGCGTTTGCAGGCTGCCCGGTGCGGATGGAGCGGCGGCAGCGCCGGGCGTATGTGACGGCGGAGCTGGGCGGCGTTGTTCGGCGGGTGCGGTTCGGCGTCGTCCCTGTGGACGGTGATGCGCAGTGAAGCGGAAGGACCCGCGGCGCGAACTGGCGCGGAAGCTCTCCGGTGCGAAGCTGAAAGAGCCGCCGGAGCTGTGTAAAAAATGCATCTGGGCAATGTGGGAGAGCGGCCGCCCCGTCTGCCCGTTTCCCCGCTGCGTGCGGAAAAGCAGCGGCCGTTGAAACGGAAATAAAGTTTTTTGCAAAGACGTATTTCAGGCTTTGCAAAACCATACAGGGAAACCGTGAGCAAACCGGGGTTGATACGTCCTCCGGAGCGTGACCGGCGGGCATAGAGAGATGAAAACCGGGCGGAAACGGCCGGATGGCGAAGCATGTCCGCTGAAAATCCACCCTCTATTCCCGCAAGGAGACGCGATACCCTCTACAATCGGCTGTAAGCCTTTGCAAAACGTTGCAAAAGCCCAGGGCGGCAAACTGTCCGTCTGGGGCATTTTTTGTCTTACAGGCCAAATTTGGGGCGCTGCGCGCGGCACCGGAAAGGAACAGATACACATGCGGACGAAAACAGAGAGTATCGCCGGCCTTTTGGAGGCCATTGGACGGGCAAAGCAGCAGAAGGATTTCAATATTTTAAAGGATTTAAAAGAGCTGCGCGGGAAGTTTGGAAAAGTACAAAAATGTGACTACCTCGCGCTGCTGAACAAGCTCATAGAAAAATACAGCACGGACGAAGCGGCAGTGATCCACGCGGCGCTGATGAAGAAGGCGCAGGCTGGGGACCTGGAGGCCATCCGGCTGTGGAATGAGCTGTCGAAGGAAAATCGGGACGTCGGCGAGGGGGTGCAGATCATTGTCGAAGCTCCTCGTAAATGAAAGAATATCCCCTGCATTCAGAGATTTGTTGTGGCAGATTCTGCACGAGCACCCGCATACGGTGGTGTGCAAGGGTGGGCGCGGGTCCACCAAATCCTCTTTTGTCGGCATCGCTCTCGTCATTCTCCTTCTGCAGCATCCGCAGTGCCACGCGGTGGTGCTGCGGAAAATAGCCAATACGCTGCGCAACAGCGTGTACGCGCAGATCCAGTGGGCCATCGGCGCGCTGGGCCTTCAGGACATGTTCCGGTGCACGGTGTCGCCCATGGAGATCACATATCTTCCCACAGGCCAGAAGATCCTTTTCTTCGGCCTGGACAAGCCGGAAAAGCTCAAATCCATCAAACTGCCGTTTGGATACATCGGCATCGACTGGTTTGAGGAGGCCGACCAGTTTTCCGGTGAGGCGGAGATCCGTAACGTCAAGCAGTCCACGCTGCGCGGCGGCGAGTTCGCCATGACGTTCCTGTCGTTCAACCCTCCGGCCGCGGCGCGCAACTGGGCAAACCGGTATGCGCGGGAAACGGAGCCGGGCAAGATCGTACACCACAGTACCTATCTTACCACACCACGGGACTGGCTGGGCCAAAGATTTTTCGATGACGCGGAATTTTTGAAGGAAACGAAGCCCACCTCTTACCGGCATGAGTATCTTGGCGAGGCCGTTGGCAACGGTACGCAGGTTTTCGACAACATCCGGCTGGAGCCCATCACGAAGGCACAGATCAACTCTTTCGGAGAAATTACCTCGGGCGTGGACTGGGGCTGGTACCCGGACCCGTGGGCATTCAATCGCATGTCCTACGACGCCGCCCGGCGCACGCTGTACATCTTCGACGAACTCACCCGGCGCAAGCTCAACAACTTTGAGACCGCGCGCCTGGTCCTGTCCCGTATCCCCGAAGGTGAGGACGTTATCGCCGATTCTGCGGAGAAAAAGAGCTGTGCCCCCCCCCGGCGCGGCGCCCTCCGGTGCTTTGAAGCCAATAAAGGACCCGGCAGCGTGAATCAGTCCATGAAGTGGCTGCAGGGACTTTCCGCTATCGTCATCGACCCTGTGCGCTGCCCGGATACGGCAAAAGAGTTCAGCGAATACGAATACGCGGTGGCGAAGGATGGCGAGGTCATACCCGGATACGTGGACGCGGACAACCACCACATCGACGGCGTGCGGTACGGCACCAACCGCATCTGGTCACGGAGGGGCGCGAGATTGGGCGGTGGAGGGACCG